GAAAATCTCTAGTGGATTTGTGTCCCACGCTAATGCTAGGCACGTCAACGCGCGATGCGTTTTTAGCTCAGAAAGTAGATCTGCATGAATTTGTACAAATAGTTAATGATCTGACAACACGAAGTAATCGCATGCAAATATTGACATCGGAGAAAACGCCCGAGAAGTTAGCAGAAGCTGTACGCATATCTCACACATTGTCGTTATTGTTGGTTGAGAAAAAGGTAGTGCTTACTCCAGGTGTGCAGAGAGTGCTCGAGGGAGTACAAAAGAAGTTATTTGATTTCGTTCGTGAATATGAAGTTGATAATGCATCACAAGCTATTCGTCCGACGCCTTTTCATGTTAGTTTTTATGGAGATCCTGGTTGTGGAAAAAGTAATCTGGCAGGATTTTTCGCTACCGATTTAGTTAATCCTGAATGGTGTAAGACTGGTGTAGATCCAACCATTCCTCCTTATACGCGTAATTCAGCGGATAGGTATTGGAGTGGTTATATACAGCAGCCTGTTGTAATAATTGACGATTCAGGGCAAACACGCGGTGAAGCCCCTTCAGTTTCGGAGTATTTGGAAATGATTTTCATGATCTCAGGTGTGGCTTGGCGACCAGTAATGAATCGTAATGAGGATAAAGGTATTCAATTCAATTCTAGGTTAATAATCTCAACTACAAATACACCGTTCCCAACACCTACAGAAGTTATGGCACCTAAGGCGATTTGGCGGAGAAGGAATTTTCTCGTACGCGTGAAACCTCCCAGAGGTGCTAGTAATATGGCCTTGAATGACCCCAAACGTGCGACATTTGATATCATGGAACCGTGCCCCGCTCAAGGGCAGGAAGAGGTCATTTGCGAGAATCTCACGTATTTGCAGTTGTTACAACATGTTATTCCAGTAATGAATGAGTTTGATAAGATGGATAAACAGAGGGTGCCTTTTGCATCATTACTATCGGAGGAAGATAAAATAGCATTGCGACAGGTTGAAGGGCAGGTGTGGTCAGGACATTTGCCAGAGTATGACAAGAAATGGAAAAAGTGGATTGAACGGTTGCGTGAAATCCGTAAGGAAGAATTTAATACTCATATACAGATAGATGGCGAAGATTTTCAAGCGAGCTTAAAAGATGATGAATTAGCCTTTTTTGAGAGTGTG